AAAAAAAGAAACCCCATCGGTATTCTATCGCCGACAGGGTTCTCCAACGTTGTATCAAATCATATCATCTCACTCCATTTGATTGTGTCACCGACGAAGCACCGCACCGCCAGATACCTTACAAACGCCGCCCCTT